ACTCGACCGGATTCAACTACTGCAAAACTATTCTTTGGATTGCTTGAAGTGTAGGTAACGATTGCTCCTGCGATTGACCTTTGAGAAACGAATTCCAAAAACTCTGCTGCGTCCCAGTCTGTGATCTGATCACAGTTAGTGATGATTAATGGATCTGTTGTATTGATCAATTTAGCAGCGGCTAAACAGGTCTCAACTGATCCCCTAGTCGGTTCAGATAAGGTAATTTCAACTGATGTCGGATACAGTTGTTTTAGCTTAGCCGATAATAGCGCATTGTGAGTCTGGTCATCGTATTGACGAGTAATGAATATGTATTGGCCTTCAATGCCTAGTGTGCTAACTGAATGTTCAATTAGAGTTTTGCCATTGACTTCGATTAGAGGCTTGGGTAGGTCGAATCCCTCGTTTTTAAATCTGGTACCAAGACCTGCCATTGGAATTAGGATATTAATCTTCATGTTTTATAGTATTTTTGTAGTCAATTGGATTATCAGTACATACCCCTAGTGCGTATGATGGAATATTTATGATTTCAAACTCAACGGTTATTCCGTTTGGTACAAATTGACCAGGTTGAGCCCATGGAATTCCTTCGCTAGTTAGAGTCATGGTGTCCTTATCATGCCAGAACCAATGAAGTTCAGTTTGAAGCAGATAAGTTACGACATCTAGATTTTTTGCGTGAACCCATAAATTAAAGGATCTATCAATCAATTGCTGCATCTGAACTTCTGTTTCAGGGCCATCATGACCCAAGAAGAATTTACTATCATGGAACCATAGGTCGATTTCAACATCGAAACCTTCTGCGATCGCTTCGTCAATATAGTCTAGCGTGTTTTCTCTTTCTGGAATTCGGCCGCTTAGATTACCTCTATGTGATATTATGTATGGTCTAGTCATTGAATAAAAATCTTGGTGCGAGATTTTGCAAGTCGCTTAGCTCTATTACTTGAGTTTGCGTAAAAGTTTCGTCGCCGGTCGTAGTCCATGTAGTAACCTTAACTGGTCTAATTAGATTAATTGAATCAAATAGCCAATTTGCCTTAGCTAATAGGTCAATTTCCTTTTCATAGATTACCTTGTCAGTATCTACGTCTTGCACTACACATCTTGTCTTGATTACACCAGATTCATTATTGTTCCAATAGAATATTACAAGTAAATTTTCAATAGGGCCGATTGAGTTTGCCGCTTTACATAATTTTGGAACGTGCTTCCAAACATTAGACCACTCACTTGGAGAATTAATTACATCAAACTGAGTGTGTTCAAATAGAGTATTAAATTTACCTGGAATTGCAGTACCAATTACTGGAGTTAAGGCCTTTCGCTCTTCAACTACGGCAGGTATGATGTATTCAATCCATTTGCCATAGTAATTGATACGCTCGCATAGATTCCAATAATCATCATCGTTTTTAACAAGCCCATAAGAATCAAAGAGCTTTGCTGAATATCCAATAATGTGAACGTCTACTAAGTATTGATGAGGTTGGGCCCATTCGCCTTCTTTGCGAGTTCCGTAGAACAAGTAATCTTCGAAACAAGCAATGTCTGATTGTAGATTTATGAATTCGGTTTCGTCAAAAATAGTATCATATTCAATTTTGACAATTTTATCAAAGCCCAACATTTTAGCAAGTCTGGCTGAGATAATAAAACTATTAAATATACCGGCGACGTGGTCAGTTACATTAACTAGTGGAAACCAATTTTCAAAGGTGCCGTAATGAGTCTTGACATAAGTATACGGCATCTCATATTTACCAGAGGATAAGATACGCTCAGGTGGATAGCCTACCATGAAGCCTTCACCGTAATAGTAATAATGATCAACTTGTGCATCAAGACCCCAAGCACTGTGATACTTGTTTATAAGTAGGATCTTATGTGTTGGGTAGAGCTTACGAATTTGTTGAATTAAATTCTGACAAACATCGGCTCTTTCTTGATTTGATAAGTATGCGTCAATCGTAAAGATTGTTGACTCCATGCAATAGGTTTTTAGATCTTATACTATTAAAGTTGGCCTTTGGCTCCTAATTCTGTCTTAAATTCTCCGCCGCCTTCCTCACCGGGCGCGCCAGGAGCAGCAGCTCCACCACCTCCGCCAGGAGCACCGGCTCCACCGGCTCCGCCCTTAGCCTCTTCAGCTTCTCCCATCTGAACCGCTTGATAATCCTTATTCTTTTGGATATCTTCATCGCTCATTTTTAAGTACTCACGAATCAAGAATTCTGTTGAGAAGTATGGTTTATTTGCATCATCAACAACTGCTTTAAGAGCGTTAACTGTAGCAAGACGTTTGTTAATAAGATCTTGATCTTTAAGTTCTTCAAATACGTTATCATCGTACCAGTTAAGACCGACTGCGTTTGCGAATTTAGGATCGTTTTGTAATTCTTTCATGTCTAAGCACATTTGCAAGTAAAGAGGCTTTGTGATTAACTCTTTGAATGCTGAACGTAAACGTTGAATGAATTTATTATATCGAATCTCTTCTCTTGAAATACCTTCTGCGTTAAGTGTGAATGCTCCACCACCTTCACCAAATCTGGTCCCAGGAATTTTAGAGTCCATTTTTAACTTCTCATGGAAGTATTTCAATAATTCTGAACCGGCTAAGTTTGGTCCAGAGTATTCCAATGGCTCAATTTTAACCTGTTGCTGTTGATCATTTACTGGAACAACATAATTCTTATAGAACAAGATATTTGGCTTTCCGTCAACTTTTAATTCACCAGAGTCTCCATCAAATGAAATATCTTCCTTAAGAGTATTGGTAAATTCCCTAACGTCTTCCTTTGCCTTTTGCATTGACTTGGTTCCGATTGGTACAGTTGTAACAAGACGAATTGGTGCGTGCATTGTGTGCCAAATAACTTTAGAGTGTTCAATGATTCTCAACATATTAAATGAACGAACAAGTCTCTCAACGAAACTAACTCGTTTGGTTCTCATGTGATTTGAGTATGAAATATAGATGATTTGAGAATCTGATAAAGTTCTAGTTGTTTTAGACAGAGGATCTTTTTGTTGCCATTGTAGAACTAATGATCCACCTGCATCTTTCTTCATCTCTGGATAGAGAGTCGCTGGATCCAATTCTTTAAAGCCGATAATCTGAGTAGGTTTTAACAAGTCATCGTAAATTATCTCAAAGGCCAAGTGACCTTCAATTAACCATTGATAGAAGTACTGCCATGCTGAAATTCCTTGATCAAAGCCCCATTTACTGTAGATATTTTGAAAAGTATCTTGATATTTGTTTAGAACCTTTTCTTGAAATTCAAGTCGTTGTTTCTTGTTTTGACCCATGTACTGAATTTCTCCGACTAGGTCATTTGCGTAACAAAAGCGGTTATCATCATCAAATACGATACTGTCGTCAGTAATAGTCTCAAGTACAAATTCAATTTCGCCGTTTGATGCAATATCACGAAGTCTTTCTCGTTTGGACACGTAATCCATTTGAAAGAATGCAATAGATTTGGTCTTTAGAGCTGATGTTGTATCAGATAAGGCCAGAGTAGCTCTCATTAGATCGCTACCTAATCCTGAACCGGCTTGTTGCATTTGACCCTCAATAAAACCGATTGCTTGTGAGTTTTTAACGAGTAGATCGTCATATTTCTGCCCAAATTTGCTCAATTCAGTGAGTCTAGATCTTAATGATCTCATTGGGTTACTGTCTAAGAATCCTGCCATTTATATGTTATGTAAATTTTGTTAAAAAGTACGAAATTGGAGTCTTTGAAACAATTGTCTTGTCCTGGACGTAATTGGATTCACCAAGTTTTGGAACGTCCGGCCAGTCAATCATTTTTAAGAATCTCATCTCTTCTCTGTTATATTTATCAACCAGGAACTCAAAATTAAAGCTTGATAGGTCGCCAGCCAATCTAACGTAACGTCGGTCCATTTGGAGTAATTTTTTAATTTCTGGAGATCTTAACCTTTGGGTAATTTCAATCAAGTTTCCCTTATCGTCAGTTAAGTTTTCAATAACTGGCAACACATTGTTCTTTAAGTAAACTCGAATGAAATTTTTCCTGAGCTGATCAGGCATCATTTTTAAGTTTAGCCCAATTTCCATTGGACCTTCTTGACCTAGTGATAAAAAGATTGGCCGGTTATCAAAATACGGCTTTTTACCCGGAGTCGGATTTGTTTGGTATTCGTCTAGGCTTGGTAAGCTGTCTGACCCGCGCTCTCTTAGTGAAACGAACGTGTAAATGTGGCCTGGAGCAAGAGCCCTAAAATTATAGGGAACTCCCTCTGAGTCAAATCGGTAATTTGGAACAGGTGACTGAAAATCTTTAACTATTCCAGTTTGAACGTAGTCTTCTAGGAGTTTAATTGCCATTATCTTCTTTTATATCGATTTGAACAGAAAGTTTTCGGTTATTATTCCGAATTTAAGACCTCTCTGTGCTGCAAAGTCCTTGGCCGCTTCAAATTTAGCCTGATTCACAATGTATTGCTTAGCAGCATAAACATAATTAGCGGTCTGCTTATTGGTCATACGGTCAGGAGCAGTGGGCGGTTTGACATACTTGTTAGGTTTTACCTCAATGAGCCATTTTTGTTCGTTTCCTTCAGCATCTTTAGTAACGATATAGAAATCCACATAATACGTATGGCCACGTTTATCTAATGGACTGTAGTACAGGATCCCAACCGGCTCAGATGAATAGGCTAGGATAGTTGGACTTGAATCGCACCACTTTAGAAATTTGAATTCCCAGCTTGATCTAAAAATGATTTGATTTGGATCACCAATGTACTTATCTGGATTTGCAGGCTTAAAATATCCTTGACGAATCGCGCCCGCTCTAGGTTTTAAGAAGGTCTTGATGCTCTTTTGCTCTTTTGGTTTCATAAGGTTATTTATAGGTAGACTAGATCATAGACAGTCTCACTAAAATTACAATTGATCCAAGAGTTAAATTTTTCAAGAGTATAATCAGGTTTCTTTTTTCGGATAAATGAGAATAGATCATTAATATCTTTCACATGTGATAGACTGATGTACTCTGATGCGCTCTCGCACATTGATTTAATTTCGCTTAGTGCTTTATTCCAGAGAAAGATTGAGTAGCCTTGCTTAATAAACTGCATCATCTGGGTACGACCTGCCTTGTCCCTATCAAATATTATTCGGACTCCGCTTTTTGCACCAAGGTTTGACATAATGCTCCGGGCTTTACTAACACCAGAGGTTGCGATGCAATTCTCTAATAACAGAGAGTCAAACTGGCCTTCAGCCATTAAGATAGGCTTTGCGAAATCAATGTTTAAGATATTGAAATAGTTATTTAGGAAATTTGCATCCTCAACCAATTGCTTTGAGATATTCTTTTGAACAAATACGTTTGCGAGATCAGTATAAGACTTAATGATGTACTTACGTTCGGCATCCGGATTTAGACTACGCATTGAGAACCCCAACACACGACCGGATCTCTTATCGAAATTAAAAATATAGACTCTACTGTCTGACGAATCAGTGTAGAGGCAATCTCCGAAATCTTCAATTAGGTTAAGGTCTCGGCCTTTAAGATAGTCTAGCGCTCTAGATGGACCTTCTAATTGATCTAACCTCTTTAAGCCGAATCGATTTATGATATCGGTGATTTTAACAAGCTCACCAGTATCTGACGTTAAGAATCTAATTAATTGATTATCGTCACGCTTTACCTTGGTTGGTTTGTACTCAATATCCATCACGAAACTTGGCAACATAATGCCGTGTTCGCGACTCATCTTTGCAACAAATTCGCCAAGAGTCATGTACGCCATACAGCCGTCGTTAAAACATTTGTATGCGCCAGTATCTAGATAGAGATTGCCACGTTTCTTTGAAGATTTTTTCTCAGAGTCTCCACAGATTGGACACGCAAAATTAATCTTACGGTCAGTATCGTCTTCGATCTTTTGCTTCTCGAGATTATCGTGAAATCTCTTTCTGAGCAGAGTCTCTACGAAATAAATTACTTCTTCACGCTTCATTTACTTCTTTTACAGCTTTCGCTTTTTTAGGTTTAGGTTCAGGCTTTGGAACTTCAATCTCAAGACCTTTTTTCTTGGCAATACGTTCTCGATACTTATGTAATTCGTGTTTAGGAACAATTACTGTGTTTAAACCGAATTTGGAAATTGCTGAAATATAGACAGTGAATATTTCGGCTGGGACCTTTTTATCTGGATCGCTAACGTACTCTTGACAGCTCTCAGGAATCTCAGCGAAGTCTAGGGTCTCAGAGTTAACTGAGTATAGTGGATAAATCTCTTCTGGTGTAAATTCGGCCTTGCGGCTTCTTGACTTAATAATCTCGACTTTACGAGTAAGGCTTGGAGTAAGCTCAGGATAACCCATTGCAACCAATAATTTATTGATGGGTTCAACGATTAGTCGGAAGAACTGTTGCTCTCTATCTAATGGAACTGCGAACTCTTCTGGATAAGAACCTGGCGCATAGGCGAAAATATCAAATTCATGTTCGTTAGGCGCAGCATAATAGAATTTAATCTTGGAACCACTTCTAATCAGAGCGTATTTTTGACTGTTATTCTTTTTAACTAGGTGATTGTGATATGAAACGGCACGGCCGTAAATCGGCATACCTGTTTCTAAGACAAGAGGCACCAGACTCTTTAGATAGTTTTCATAAACTCTAACCGAGAAGTTAAAAGCAATATCTTCAACCGGTAAGGCTTCGCATTCGGATTTCAACTCAGTTAATTTTGGAATGAGGTCACCTTCTAGATCTAGGTCGTAGCCAACATCTAATAGATACGTGTAAAGAGCTTGCAGGTGATTTCTTGCCCAGATTGGATATGATGCCTGAATTGCTTCAAGCCCTTTAATGATTAGTGATTCTTTGTCGAGCAGCTGCTCGTGCTTGTTATCTTTATAGGAAACTTTAAGAATGTATTTCTTTTTGGCAAGCCAGATACCGGACTTAGATAGATTCTCAAGCTCAAAGTTTTGACGATTGTCTGTATTAAAATGAGATGAGTACTTCTCAAATGCTTGCTCGAAATAATCTTTTAATCGATTACGATTGATTGATAAACAGAACTCTAGCGATTCTTTATTTGATAGCTTTAGGCCGTCGACTGATCGAATTGCGTAATCGAAACATACGTAGACTGAGTCAGTATCTGTGTAAATCGCAGCTTCTTTAGTAATCGGCGTAATCGTTTTACCGGCAATTCCAAGCTTTTCATGCAACTCAGTATCAAGATGCCACTTGTTAATAAAATAGTGATTGACTGCTCGAATTGAGAATTTAATAAGATCTTGGCCCTGTAGAGTGATTGACTGGGCAATATCGTTATTATGGAAGTAGAAGTATCGGTTACCGAAGGCACCGTAGAATGAGTTAATTAGGATCTTAATTGCATTCTGTTTAAGATCTAGTGATTTAATTTGATGGTCTAAGCTGTGAGTCATATTGTCTTGTATCAGTAAAGAGTATTTTGGTTTAATGTACCAAATAAATAAACAAAAATCAAAAGGATGATAATTTCACCCAGTAAACAATCTCAGCTGGTTACTCGAAAGTACCCGTTTCTCCAGAACTTCCCATTTGGTGAGTTCGAGATAGAGATTGGTGAAATGCCTAAGTCTCCAACGTTTTTATTCGATGAGGACTCTGACTTTTTTCAGGCAAGACCAATAGACCCAAAACTGGTTAAATTTGGTTATGGCAAGGATAAAACCAAGATAGCAATAGTAATTTTTGAACAAGAATTGTATTGGATCAACGAAATTGCCGATAAGGTAAAAGACTTAGACAAAATTTTAAAAATATTAGATAAGGGTCTAAAATCAAAAGATCTTTTGGTAAAACGTAATGCAGTTGAAGCTGCTGAAGATTGGTGTGCTCTAATTCAGGACAACCGAACTAGCTTAAGTTACTCAACGATGGCTGAGATTTTATCTAGCATGATCAGAGACCGAGTTCAAATGGTTAGAGTGCTAAATCAGTTAGGCCAACTTACTCTGAAAAAGGGATTAGTTAGCCTGGCAAAAGACGAACACCAAATCATTTTGACCTATTATCACTTTCAACTTGTGTATACTAAACTTATACTTGGCCTCGTGATTGCCTCAAAAATATCAATTTAAAATGGAAAATCAAATCGACTCGTTTATTGAATATTTGTTTATCGTAGAAGAAGCAAATGAATCTTTAACTCAAGATCAAATTGAAAAACTTGAAATGATTAAAGCTAAAGTAACTGAATTAGTAAATAAAGTCGAATCGATTTCGGTAAACCAACTAGCTTCGCAACCGATCATGGAGCCGGCTTTAGCAGAGAATCGAGTTGCAAGATTTTCCGAGTACCAAGCGCTAAATGAAAAGGTACTTAAACGCGGTAACAAATGGGTCGTAACTGACAAGAGCGGCAAGAAAGTATTGGGAACTCATCCCAGCCGAGAAAAGGCAATTAAACAATTACAGGCAATTGAAATAAGCAAAGCCGGCAGATAATGGTAAAAACATTCTCACAATTTATTACTGAAGCACGCAGATGGAATGAGGTTCTGACGACTCTATCAAGAGACTATGGCCGAGACTATGGAGACTTTTATTTCGAAGAAGGGATTCCTGAACTAATGGACGACGTTGAACGCATGTGGGGAGAACTTGAAAACGAGTATTGGTGGAATAGAGAGAGCCGCAATATTCGAGAAGGTCATTTTGCAATCGATGCAAAAATTCATACGTGGCCAGACTTTGAGACAATTAGACAGGCAGTTGGAATGACTGAAGACGAATTAAGTGATGATGAGCTTGATAGCATGTGGTGGAGTTGGATTCAAGACCAGAGAGAATTTTTTCAAGAAGATATTCAAGAGTACTATTCGTGGATTGACAATACCGGTTGGGGCGGCAATAGCGGTGGCTGGTTAATTATTGTACCAGATACAACCGGCGAAGATTTTGTTAATTCGATCGAAGACGAACTAATGACATATCATGATACTAAAACTGAGGCAAGAGACGATGAAGAGGAATGGGCGGAATTAATTAGAATTGCACATGATCCAAGATTTTTAAGACTTGTTAAGTTGGGCCTAGCGGACGTCCCTGATGAGCTTGCACAGTTTAAGACTGACGCAGACAACATTCGCGAAGAATTACAAAAAGAAAAGATTAAAGCTGAACAAATTTGGAATGATTTAAACGAGATTAGCAAAAGGCCTAATAAATTTGCACAGACTGCACAAAAGCTTTTTACAGAATGGGCAGTCGAAGAAATTCAAGAAAGATAATACGGACTTAGGACCGTAATAGCCTCGGCTATTGAAAACCTCTCGATATCGCTATCCGGGAGGTTTTCGCTTTTTATAGGAACTTGCCTAAATCAAATGAGTGTTTTGAAAGAATGAATTGCTCTTTCTTGTAGATCTTTTCTCTGGCTTGACCGTGTTTCACGATATAACCGGCTAGATCGTCAACTAGATCGTAAACAACGACTTGATGTTTTCCAGCTAACTTACGCATTCCTCGACCAATAGATTGACGAATTGTAATTTCGGATTTATAACTCTCTGCAAAGATAATATGATTTACGTTCTTAAGGTCAATACCGGTTGAGAAGGTTCCATAAGAGGCAATGAGCACAACACCCTGACCCTTTTCCATGTTCTCTTTGTAATCGCTACGATCCTTATCACCAACGCCACCGTCGATGTAATATGCCTTGGGATTCTCCTCAAGAATCTTATCGCAAATGCGTTGACCGTACTGATCCTTAACGTTAATGAACAGAATGAGCTTGTTGCCTTCTAGTTTCTTGCACATGCTTGCAATAAAGTTAATTCTAGGTTGATATGACACAATGAACTCGCGTTCAGCAGTAAACATCTCTTTGCCAGCTTGGCCACGTTCCCTAAGCTCCAAATATTTCTTAACGAATGGCTCGGACTCGGGATACTTAAGAGATAGCATTTTAATGTAGACGTTTGGCGAATGCTGTTGTTCAATCAGGAAGTTTGACTTAAGCACCATGCTTAATGGGCCTAAGAACTCCTGAATCTTAAAGAAATCTGAGTACTCTTCCTCAATTTTAATGGTACCAGACAGTCCTAATTTGTACTCAACGTTCTTGCAGCCAAGTAGAATATCACGAATTGAATTACCTCGGCTTGTGTGAGCCTCGTCAATACATAGGCAGCTAAATTTCTCAAAGAATGAGGCATCTTTGTTCTTTAGACTCTGGTAGGTTGAGATAACTAGATCTGAGCTCTCGAATAGTTTATCTGAATACTTGTTTGATCCGCCTATTTGCAGAACAGTCCAATCAAGCAGTCCAGTTTTATAATCTTTCTCAAATTTCTCAGCAGTTTGACCTACTAACGAGATATTCGGAACAACAATTAAGGCCTTTTTTTCTTTGGAAATTACGCCCTTACGTTTAAGAAAAGAAAGATATAAAAATAGGATTAGGGTCTTACCCGCTGAGGTTGCAAGCTCTTGGGAACAGAACTTGTATTTTAGAGCTCGATGAGCTGCTTCCAACTGATAATCACGAACGTCAATACCAGTTCCGTCAAGTAAAACTGACGCAAATTTTTCCAATTGATCCTTTGTAAATGATAGATTTAGAAGATCGTCGAGGCCTTCAATTGTAATTTCGTAATCGTATTTCTTTCCGAAATTTAGGATCTCTTTCCACAGACCCACACCGATTTTAAGGTCCTTATCGATGAATTTATCGTAACCGTCCCACAGTTTACGCTGATATAATTTATTGAAGTGATAGCCTTTTTGTCTCTTTCTAAAATAGAGTTGCAGATCCTTTAATTCACCTTTGGTGTCGTGACTTATTAGCTGTAAATGTTGTTTGTCTGAAGCAAGTTTAAAAGTTAACAATCATGTCGGATAATTTTAATGCCCGTCCAATAGTTTTTGAACATCGATACGTGTTTTTATCCCAAATAAGACAGAGTCGATCGTTTTGATTGATTCTGAGTAGAATCCAATTTGATTCTCAATTTGTTCTAATTTCTCTTTAATCGTTGCAGTTCGGCCATCCACAATTGTTGTCTTTTCGTTGGAATTAAAACGTAATTGACTACTTTTTGAAGCTTCTATCCATTCCTCGCCCTTCTTTTCACGATAGTTCTTTTTTAAGTTGGTGAAATGCTCGATTAGAGTGTGATTTTCCTCTAAAACTCGCTGTCTAAGACTTAAAAAAGTAACTTGCGCCTCTGGGATTTTACGTACGTTCTCCAGTAATTTAATACCTGTGTAAATTTCACCAGAATAGTCTTCTCGTTTACTACGAAAGACCTCCGCGATCGTTCTTTTGGGTTGGGGTGTAAGTTCTTCCATTAGTATTATTTTACCTAAAAAACCGGTAAAGTTTTACATAATGAAAGTATAATAAGTACTCTCGATTTGATAAAAATCGCTGTTGAATTCGTTAATTTGATTACTTGAGTAAATCGTATTACCGATTGAGTGATGTTGACCGTTCTTATAGAATACTGAAACTGTGCCATCGTATAGACAAACGACTGAATCTAGCTTATAATGAGGTAATGATCCCTTGATAATCTTTTTAAAGTCGTCTAATTTAACATCAGTGCCTTCGTTTGTCACAAAGATGCTTGGATAAACCATTCTCATGTTTCTATGAACTTCGGCTAGCGAAGTTATCGTCTGAATGCAATAATTAAGCTTACCGAATGAGTCTAGATCACCTAAAAACTGATCGTATTGCTTGGAAGATGTGAAATTATAGATTGCGAACGGCTTTTGATGCTGCACGCAGTCTCTAACCAAGTGATATCGGTTGCCGTTATATTCTCTGGTATGTCTAAGGGTTCGTGTCATGCTAAATTTGGTACATTATGGTTAAAACTACTAGTTTATTTATCAGTAAAAGATCTTCATGAAAAATAGCACTCACATTAATATCTTTGATTTTGACGAAACCCTATTTAGGGTACCCGGTTACACATGCAGTGAAGCTAAAGGTAAAGAGCCCTACGAATGGTTTGATTCGCCAGAATCACTAGATCAAAAATTCAACATTCGGGGTATTAAAAATACGATAGATCGAACCAAGGACGACTGTCTAAACTATCTAATAACCCATAGAGTTAAGGCATGTCAGCCTAGAGTTATTGAATTATTGGCAGATCATCAAATTCGATTTGAAAAGACCTTTTTCCTCGGCAGAGAAGGAGATAAGGCTGAAATTGCGATAGACTTAATTCGCGAGCACGAAGCAACCTCAATTACGATATACGAAGACTCTCTTTGGGAGATCATTAAATACACGGCATGGTTCCTAGATGCAGGGATTAATATTGATATTGACTTTATTTTCGTAGATAAGAGTAAAATAATTACAATCGATTGGGATACAGCACGGTCCCTTGAAGAATTTGGTAACTCAGAAAGATTAAAACTAATATGATATTATTCATCGAAGGCCCAAGACATTCGGGCAAAACATTCTTAATTAACAATTTCCTAGAGACCTGTAATGATCCAAGATTAGAGTATTATAAATTCTATTTCGCAAATCACGTTAAGACTCTTGACATGGTGTCAGACGAAAAGAGTCCAAGCCTACACTATTTTAGTCTTGGCAACATCATGACCATTATGGAAATGAATCAGCGTCCAGAATACAAGGATAAAATCTGGGTATTTGACAGAGCAATTGTTTCAGCATACACTTGGGCAATTCTACGTGGTCGATTAACTAAAACTAAAGCTGAGTTAGAATATTTCTCGCTGCTAAGTTCTGATCTATTTAAAAACTGCAAAACTCTAGTCGTATCAGTCGCAGGTCAAACTGGAGATTCTGGTCGTACTAAAGATACTTGGGACGGAGCTCATTCAACGCAAGAAGAACAGTCTCAAATGGCACATCTATTAGATATCGGAAGATCATGGCTTTCAAATTCTGAGTCCGAAAAT